CAATGATTATGTAAAATGGACTAAAGATGTTGAGGGTTGGGTGTATTTCAAAGACAAGGAATACATTACCATTGAAGTGTTAGTTCGCCCCAAAAATAAAGACAACTATCGCGCATGTGCCCTACATCGAAATGAAAGAGTTCTTGTATTATGTTATCATTGTCAGTGGAAAGAATTAGAGTATGTCAAATCAAGAAAATCAAAACATGAAGAAGAAAACTGCCTGGAGATGGTGGGCGAAAGCACTTGGAGAGAAAGCAAGCAAATGTGATAAAGAATCGGATAAGGTAGCACTTATCCGAACTTTTATTTTTGCTACTTATTTGATTACTAATGCTTTCATTGTTGCTGGTGTTGTGCGACACTGGAATGATAATACCACAGTAGAGAAACCTGTGGATTCTTTTGAGATTCCAGAATATCATACTCCACCACGAAGAGTAAGTAATAAACCTTTTGAGTTTGAGTAAAACTAAATAGTCAAAAACACTGCTATAATGAAAACATTTACGCAATTCTCCGAAAACATTGAGCAAAGAAGATTACAACTTCGCCAAAGGCAATTGGATCAAGTTGCGGCACAAAAAGAAAGAGTTGCTGATTATCAAGCGGCACAAAAGGAAAAGCAACAATCAGCAGCAGAAAGGGAACAACTAAAAAAAGAAATTAAAAGAGAATTGCAGACAGAGCAAACTCCTACAATGCAACCTAACCTATACAGTCAACAAGTTGCAAGGCGTCAAGCATCACAAAAAACTGCACATATTAAACATGTTCATCAAGAACTAGGTGCCGAAGCGAGAACACAACAAGCAGCAAAACTTGCAAGAATGAAAGCAATTTTGTCTCGCTGAGTGGACACTTAAGTAACTGACACATATATCTACACAAGTGCTCCAATTTGCCCTATATTACTTTTGTTCCTGAGATTTCTCATGATTCTCTACATCAACGACAACCATTCCTGTGTTTATACTCTTTCTCAGGAAGATGGTGATGAGTTGTATTTTGCTCCCATCTATAATGATGGCAGTGTTAATTTGAATGAGTTTGCACCAGTTAATTGTGTTGATGAACTGGATGAAAAAGATATAATTCAACTTCGCAATCGTCTAAGTACCATGTGCCAGATGCAATAGTGGCACAGGATGCTTGATTTTTCTCTCAAATTATCCTAAATTAGTTTTGTTCAATCGAGGAAAACTTCATGGACGACTTTGATTATTTCCAAATCGAAGAAACTGCTGGATTTGATTTCGCAGAAGCATCTTATGATGGACTCTTTGATGAAGTCGAAGATGATGAGCAAACTTTCAATTCCTTTCTGAAATCCAACTACGATTATTGAAATGACTGACACTGTAAATGTTCTTCCTCATCTTAACGAACTGAAAGATGCTTGGCGTCGTCAAGATTTTGTCTTTACGCGAGAACAATCAGAATCCTACCAACTCTTACTACAAGCAAGGCGTGAACGAGTAAAATACTTTTATGATAATGACATGGTTTGCAAGATAAGCAAATCTGCCCAAGACAAACTGAAAGAAGACAATTAAATAACTGGCACAAGGGAACTCACATGTTCCCTTTTTTGCTTTATGATAAACCTGTGATTCAAACACCAATGTCTAAAAATCTTCACCTTGAGCATCCTGAAGACACCATCCTGACTGGCGATCTTTCTGTTCTTGATTGGTTCACTGCTGATTCTAATATCAGTGTGAAGATGGATGGTGCCCCTGCGATTGTGTGGGGAACTAATCCTGCAAATGGCAAATGGTTTGTGGGAACTAAATCTGTTTTCAACAAAGTAAAAATCAAAATCAATCATTCTCATGAAGAAATTGATAAGAACCATGAAGGTAAAGTTGCAAACATTCTGCATCTTGCTTTTGATTGCCTACCTCGCATCAGTGGTGTCATTCAAGGTGATGTTATTGGTTTTGGTGGTTCTGATACTTACCGACCGAATACCATCACTTACAAGTTCCAGAAGGTAATCAAACAAGACATCATTGTAGCACCACATACTTTCTATGTTGGTGGTAATGATCTCCGCGATATGTTTGCTGCTCCTCTTCTGAAGAAACTTAAGAGCACTGAACAATGCCTGTTTGTTCAACCCGAAGCATCTATCTGCCCTTATCGTGAGGATATTGAGGATTTCTGTAAGTTTGCAAGGCAAATGAGCACACTTTGCACCTTTGTGAATGACAAACAAGCAAAAGAACTCAAAAAAGTTATCAATTCCTACATTCGTGAGGGTAAGGAGGTTGACGAGCATGAAATTGCAGAAAATTATGATGTTGACATTAACTTGATGCGTTTGTGGAAACTTGTAGAGTCTATCAAGATGGATATGTTCTTCTACATTCAATCCGACACTGACATTACTTGTGAGACTGATGGCAAACTGAGCGATCATGAAGGATATGTGATGCACAATGAGTTTGGTTCATATAAAATTGTGAATCGTGATGAGTTTAGTCGAATGAACTTTACTCTTGCTAAAAACTGGTAATTATCAAACCACCTTCGGGTGGTTTTTTCATAAATACCTAAAAAACAAGTTGTAAAATGGCAAAAGATAAAACTGTCGTAGGAATCACTGGCAAACCAATTCCTAAACCAAGAACTGCAAAACAACAATATGAACTTGAGAAGAAGAGAAGAATGGAAAAGCATCTTGGTAAGAATGTTGGTGGAACACAGTATAGATCTGATGTAAATCCATACTATAATCCTAGAGCAAGAACTTTTGAGGAGTTTATGGGTATTTGTGAAGCAAAAGTTCCTGTTACCCGCCAAGCAGGAGATTTTAGATATTCGGGAAGAACTGGTGAAGAAAAAGCAGAAAGAAGAGCAAAAGTCCTGAGCAATTCTCCAGATGCTAAAAAGCGCAGACAAGCAAATACAATTCGCAGTAAAATCAAAACAGTAGCAGATCGTGACACTGCACAAGCAAGTTCCGCTGCAAGACAGGAACTTTATAAAAGTCAACAGAGAAGAGCAAATGAACTTGCCCGACAGTTAATGAACAAAGAAGAAACTGAAATTGATGAAGCAAAGGTAGACGCTGGATTGTCTGTCGCACAAAAGAGAGAAGTAAGAACTGCAAGAAGTGGTTTAACTGGTACACATGCAGATTATGAGAGAAGAGGAGCACATCGAACTGCAGACGAAAGAAAAAAAGATTTAGCAGACATTAGAAAGGGAAAGAAAAAAGATAGTTCACATTTCAGTTATCTCCCCTGAGTGTGACACCTGAATAACTGGCACAAGGTTCTGGCACTGCGCTCAGAACCTTGTATTGTATCTGTGTTGAGACAACCAACGCCAATGACTATCTCTCCTGAAAAGAAAGAAGCACTCTTTGAGTTTGGGACAATTCTTGGAGTAATTATTGTTGAGGCAATCTTTGCTGCTATTCTTTATTCCATCCTTGCACTGATGATTGGCGTTTCTGTCACTTATCTGCAAGTGTTTGGTGTACTTCTGTTGATTAACTTTCTTAGCAACGTAATCAAAAAATGATGGTAACTGGTATTCTCTTCCTGCTCGGTTACATCATGGGAGCAGCAAATGTTCTTCTCATCCAACACTTTTGCCGCAAAGAATACTGATTATGAACATGACACCGAAACTCTTTGTGTTTGGTAACTACGACACAGGAGAAATCGTATCAGTGATGGCATCATGTTTGGCAGCAGCAACTGCTAAACTACCTGAAGATTTTGAGTTTCACAACTATTACATCGAATCATGAAGTACATCGTTCAATTATACGTTGGTGGCAAAGTCTTCAAGGAAGAAGTACAAGCAACCAACCCAAAAGATGCGCGAGAGACTGCACTTGCGCGAAATCCTAAGGCAAAAGTTGTCAGCGTGAATGTGAGTTTCAAATGACTTACTCTAACCTCTCAAAGATTCGTCCTAAACTGAGAACAACTGGGCGTGTGTCTGGTAACTTCGGACGCAACAAAGTTTCTGCTGGTTCATCACTCAATGACATTGGCGGTGATGGTAACATTGGTGTCACACAACAAGATTATTTGAATCGACTTTATTATGCTTTTGATAACACTGCCGACACTCAACTTCGTCAGTTTCTTTATCAGGAAATCAGGAAAATCCACGTCCAGCGTGGTACGTGGTGACAGATTAAGAACTGGCACCTTCTAGGGGCACAGAGACGCATTTCCTGTATTCTATAGAGGTTCAAGGGACTTCGCCCAATGACAACCACTTTCGCTGATTACGCTGCACAACAGGAAGCACGCAAGAACATCGAACTTGCTGTTCTGGGACACACCTATGCTCTATGTGAAGCATTGCGCCAGAATTATATTGACGATTCTATTCGCACTCATCAAAAGTTCGTTGATGATGCTGATACTCACAACTATCATAAAGAGCAGATTGCTAAACTGAAGCAAGGCACTTGTGATTATGATTTCTATCCTGAGACTGGTAAGAAGTATCACAAAATTGTTATGAACGCTGCTGGATCTCGTTCGGTTCATGCTTTCGTTGATAAAAAGACTGGTGAAGTGTATAAGTCTGCATCTTGGAAGTCTCCTGCCAAAGGTGTACGTTTCGATCTGAGAATCATAGAGCAACGTGAATGGTTGCTGCAACATGCAACGTGGCATGGAGGATACTTATACAAGCGATGACAACAACACATAAACTCTTGTTCGTTTCTTCATTCATCTGGTTTCTACATTGGGGAACATGTCTCACATCACTCATTCTGGATACGGTTATTCTAAGAAACTCTGCGAGAATGTTACCACTTGGTTTCTAAATAAGTTTTTTCCACGTCACCAAATTAATGTGGAAATTGTTCATCGCGGACTAAAAAATGAAGGAGTCTACGGGTATTGCGACATTATGGGTGATAATTATCGCCCTCGTGACTTTATGATTGAACTTCAAACCCACATGGACAAAGAGTTGTATATAAAAACTCTTTTTCATGAATTGGTGCATCTTCGCCAATGGGTGACTGGTTCTTTGCAATTTCGTTACGGAAAATTGTGTTATTCTAAAGAACCTGTTGAAAAGTACGACTATTGGCATCAACCACATGAGATAGAAGCGCGAAATGATGAAGAAGAATTGTATGAAGAATATATGGAAAAAATGTATGGTGTCGTGAATATAAACAATTTAATTTGTTCGACTGTCCCCAGGCATTTGCTATGACAGTCAAACAAGTGTCACAAGATACGAGCACAGGACTCAGATTCGTGTATTCTTAAGAAGTCGAGAGGGATTTCACCCCATGACTGAGTTTCCAACTCTTCAATCGAAAGATGGAACAATGCTGGTAGGATTTTATCCTATCGAAGATTGTTCCAACTATGTTCTCAAGGTTCTTTCTTGGAAAGGTGTTGATACCATTTCCCGAAAGTGTCTGAACAAGAAAGATGCTGAGCGTGAGATTGATGAACGCTTGGCACTTGATTATGTTATCACTGGTGATAACATTGATTTGGTTCAAGAATACAACTTCATGGCAGGTGCTTGCTGATGACTACTCTCACTTCTTTAAACTTTCAAGAATTGGATGCACTTCTCGCCGTTCTTGAATCTAGCGATTGGCATTATTTGACTGAACTTACAGATGTAGACATTCCTGCACTGTATGAAAAACTCTCTGAAATGATGGATGAAGTCTGATGCAATTCCAAGTTACTGAAATTGAGTTTGATTTTGAAGATGATTTCGGTACAATTTCTCAAGATTCACAACAAGAAATCATCAACGAAGTTACTAATACAATTTGGGAAGCAGATGATGAGGATGATTTAGTTGAAGAGATTACCTGTGCAACAGGTTGGTGTATCAAATCCCTTGATTATCTTCACATTCTGAAATGATTTCCCTTCCTAATTTCACAAACAAAATGGAACTTACTCAACAACAGTACGATTCACTTCTTGCTAATTACATTGAGCAGATTGTTGATGGAATGGACATGGATAGTTTGATTCAATTTGCATCAGATATGATAGAACAAAATCTTCGTGAAACTTGTTCAACACCTGATGAATTAATTGAAGAAATCAGTCAATTTTATGATGAAGAATATGTGAATGAAATGGTGCAAAGTGTAACAAATGGGGACAGTTGAAGAACTGTCACAGTAAAAGAGC